CAGCGGACGCAGGATTGCGAGCCGATCATCGAGCACAACAAGCGCCTTCAGACCTTCAATGACGGTTACTCGCCCTCACGGGAGCTGCGCCGGGTGGCGAGCATCCCGCTTGTGGTTTTCGAGGGCTGGCTACAGGAAGATGGACTGACCTACCACGATTACTGCACCAAAATGGACCGGCGCGAGCAGGCGGCCTACCGGGCCAGGCGGTTGTTGTCGAGCGATTGGCGGCATTTGAGGACCGTATCATGAGGCCCCTCGCCATCATCGGCCTCGGCCCTGAGACACATGACCAGGCCCCCTGGGAAGACGAGACTTTCGAGCGCTGGGGCTTGACCTGGGATGCCTACGCGCCGCGCTGCCATATCGGTTTCGAGCTTCACGATGGCCCCGGGCTTGACGTGGGCAGGCTGGAAGAAATCGGCATCCCGGTTTATCTCAACGAGGCCAACTTTGCCGTCCCCTTGAGCGTGACCTATCCGCTGGACGAGGTGAAGGCCCTGGTGGGCGACTATTTCGGCTCGACCATTGCCTACATGCTGGCGCTGGCGATCTTGCAGAGGCGGGAGCGAATGGATCTATGGGGCGTCGATCTGTCGGAGGACATTTACGACCATCACCGGCCCAATCTGGAATACCTGATCGGCTTTGCGCGCGGGCGCGGCATGACCGTCAACGTGCCGCCCGGCTCCCGGCTGTTGAGTTTCGACGGCAGTAAATTCGAGACTCACTATCCAATTCGCTACGGCTACGGGGCGGTGGCGTAATGGCGATCAATACCTTCGGGACACTGAAAACCGGCATCGCCAATTGGCTCGAAAGAGACGATCTAACCTCGCGCATTCCGGAATTTATCGAGCTGACCGAGGATCGGATCGGACGTGAGCTGCGCGTTCGTGCCATGGAAACGACAACCAATCTAACTGTATCCTCTCAGGAAACAGCTCTGCCTACTGGATTCGTGCAGCAACGCAGGTTGTACCGTGACAATGATGTCAGCCGGTTGGAGTTCTTCCCGCCCGAGGATTTCTGGATCAGGAATGCCAAGAGCCAAACCGGCACGCCCAAGCTCTACACCATTGAAGGCGATAACCTGGTGGTCGCACCGTCGCCCGACGTATCCCAGACCTTCAAGCTACTCTACTTCAAGACTTTCACGGCGCTGTCCGCTGACCCCGATACCAATTGGGTGCTCATCAATGCACGCGGTCTGTACCTGTTCGGGGCGCTTATTGAAGCGGCCATGTTTCTTGAGGACGAGGTAGGGGCCATCAAATGGTCGGTGCGTTGGGATAATCTCTTGGAGAAGGTCCATGCGGCAGATGCCCAGGATCGTTGGCCGCTGGGATCGCTTCAGATGCGCTCAGACGTGCGCGGCTTGAGCGAGTTGAAGACATGAGCCGTCTTTCCGATAGGGCGGGTGGGTGATGAATACCAAGAATAATGTAGTTGAGTTGGAGGAGATTAGTGTTTGCCCAAAATGCAAGTCTCGTTCATGGGAAGTTGTAGAAACAAGATCATCAAATGGACCGTTCTGCCGTTGTGCTCAATGTGGTTGGAAAAGTAAATGAGCCGCCTATCCGATAAGTTGCTCGCGTTAAGCGCCTTCCGGCGCCCGCCCTTCAAGCCGATTCCTTTCGGCAAATGGGGGCCGGATTTGCCTGACTATGCCAATCCCGGCGCGACCGTGGCGACGAATGTTATAGGCGCCAAGGCGAGCTATCGTCCGGCGCAAGATTTGGTCGTTCAGTCGGACGCGCTTGTGGATCGGGCCAGGGGGGCGATTGCGGCGTCGGACAGTTCGGGAAATGCTTTCTTCTATGCCGGCGACGAAACTGCGCTCTACCAGATTCGCAATCAGACGGTGACGGAAAAGAGCGGTGCCACCTATTCGACGGTAGCCACTGATAACTGGGAATTTGTCGAATTTCTTGGGAATATCCTGGCGACAAACTTTACCGATCCGGTGCAGGGCTTGGCCATAGGAGGTGGTGGTAACTTCGCCGATCACTTTACCTCAACCGAGAAACCCAAGGCCCGGCATATCGGTATCTGGCGCGATTTTGTGGTGATCGGGAATACCGTTGACGGCACCGATGGGACCAAGCCGAACCGGGTGTGGTGGTCGGGTATTCGAGACGCGGTAGACTTCGATCCCGACGCCACGACGCAGAGCGATTTCCAGGACATAGCCGATGGTGGTGAAGTCACCCGGATCGTGGATGGGGTCGAATATGGCATAGCCTTCCAGGAGCGCATGATCCAGCGCGTCACCTACGTCGGCTCTCCGCTTATCTTCGATTTTCACCCGATCGACCGTAGACGTGGCTCGCCCGTTCCCGGGAGCATCATTCCTTATGGGCGGTTTACATTCTTTTGGACCGAGGAGGGGTTTTTCTACAACGACGGTTCGCAGTCCTACCCCATCGGCTCGGACCAGGTAGACCGGACCTTCCGAAACCAATTTGATCTGACCAATGCGCACTTCATGTCCGGTGCGGTCGATCCGGTCAACAAGACAGTAGTGTGGGCCTTCCCCGGGGCGGAATCGACAGCGGGGGCACCGAACAAGCTCTATGTCTACTATTGGCCCGAGCAGAAGTGGTCCGAGGTGGATATCGATACCGAAATTATCGTGCGCGCGCTGACACAAGGTTTCTCGCTGGAAGACTTGGACTCCCTCACCACGGACATTGATGATGGCACGCTGGAAAGTTTCGATTCGCCAACCTACCAGGGCGGTGTCAACCGTTTCGCGGCCTTCGATCCGAATCACAGGCTGGCCTATTTCACGGGCGACAACCTGGCCGCCACGCTGGAAACAGGCGAGTTTCAGATCACTCCGGGACGCCGCTCGCTTCTCAACAAGGCCCGCTCGTTGATCGATGGCGGCACGATCTCAATGGCCGTGGCGGGACGTGAGAAGCTGACGGACAGCGTTACATTCGGCTCCGCTGCTTCGATGAATGGATCGGGCGAGTTCTCTTTACGCAAGGACGCGCGCTATCACCGGCTGCGCTGCACCATAGCGGCTGGCGGGGATTGGCAACATTGTCAAGGTGTGGAGCACGACGGCAAGGCGCGGGGGCGGCGGTGATGGCCATTGTCTCTCCCAGAGCCTCGGCCCGTGGCTACAAGCCGGCGCCGCTCGACTGGGGCAATCCGCGCGAATGGATGCGCGAGATTGCTGAAGTGGCCAACGGGGCGCTTGAGGGCAAGATTAATGCAACCGGCACGTTTACGCTTGCGGCAAATGTGCTCACCACCACCGTTAAGGACCGGCGATGTGGACCGAATTCGGGCATCTTTTTATGTCCCACGACATCCAACGCCGGAGCTGAAACGGGGATATTCTTTTCCAGCCGAGGCGTGAAATCGGGCGGGGTGCCTTCATTCGTGGTGAACCATCTTAATGATGCGGCTGCGGATCGCAGCTTTACGTATTTGCTAATAGGATAATTGGATGTCACTGAACAGCGTTCAGCCCATGAACACGGGCCACTTGCACCAGGTGCCGGCCTTGGCGGTGATCCACGAATGGCCGCGCGTGGCGTCTCTGGTGCGTCAAGCTTTGAAAAGAGGGGAGGGCTCTTATGCCGAGGCCGACGTGGCCATGGCGTGCATGGCCGGGGCCTGGAAGCTGTGGATGGTCGAGAATGGATTTAACGTGACGGCGGTCTGCATCACTGAAGTTGCAAATTTCCCGCGCCGCCGGAAGTGCTTGCTGCGCTATCTGGCCGGCGACTGGCAAGCCATAGAGCCGCATATCCCGATGATCGAAGATTACGCGCGGCGCGAGGGCTGCCAGGTGCTTGAAGGCTATGGACGCAAGGGCTGGGCACGGCGCATGCCCGATTGGGCGGAGCGCCAAGTGATCTTACAAAAGGAACTCTGATATGTCCGGTGGTGAGCTTGAATCTATCTTCGGCCAGAATGGCGGGCAGTCCGGTGGTCAGCAAGGATTTGGTGCTGGACGGTTTATGCCGGGCGGGTTCGGTGGCCAGCAAGGATTTGGTGGCCAGCAAGGCTTCGGTAGAGGTGGCCAACAAGGTTTCGGTGGGCAGCAGGGCTTGATGCCGTGGGGCTATCAAGTGCCGAATCCAACCATGCCTACGCCCCTGCTTTTTTCTCCACTTGCTCCTCCGATTTCTCCGTTGGGTCCACTGGCTTCACAAGTGCCGTCTTGGCTGCGGGGGGCTGCGGGTCAAGCCGAGGGTGGCCCGGGAAGTCCAGGAGGTGACAGTAGCGGGCCGGGACCGGGCGCAGGGCCGGGTTCGGAAGCAGGAGGGACTTGGTGATGAGCGGTGGCGATAGAGGTTCTACGACGACAACCCAAGACCCGTGGTGGGCGCAACAAGCGCCCCTTCGCAGAGGGTTTCAGGCGGCAGGAGAATTTCTTGATCGACCGCGTGAATATTTTCCAGAATCGACGGTAATTCCTTTCTCGCCAGAGACCACGGCGGCCATGGGTGCGCAGTCTAATCGCGCGATGCAGGGTAATCCTCTGCTTGGGCAGGCGCAGGGTTACACCAGCGACGTGATGGGCGGGAAGTATCTCGACCCTCAAAACAATCCGCATTTCAGCGCGTCGGTCGATGCCGCTAAGAGCCAATCGTTG